TTCAGGCCGATCGGATATGCTCCGTCGTGCTGTGACCCTTCCCCGCGGCAGTAAGCCCGGGCTGGTTAGCAATTTCGCTACCCCTCATTCACGAGAGGGCGATCTTACAATGTTTCGGAGATGTTAGGGGCTACCAAACCCATCATCACTCCTCCGTCAATGGTACAGAGTTCATACTTGACTCTTCCAACTCTCACTTTAGGAAAGTGGGACGTTGTGTACTTTTCGGCAATGCTAATTAAGCTGATTGGTAATGACGATGCAGGACGAACCCGTCTCATATCATTCCAAGAAATACACCATGGACACCGGGTTTCAGACCGGGCCACGGAGCCGACGACACACAAACGTTGCCCACTAGTGTTTCTAGGGGTTGGATGTACTCATCACCAGTAGTTTAGGACACTACCAAAACCTGCCGAGAACCTCCCGGCTGGGACCTGCTACTATCTTGTACGCGCTCAGGCAAGCGCGGGTCTTTAAGGAGTACCATTCCTTTCACCACTCTATCAGGCGGGAGTGAACTGAGCAACCTCAGTCACCGTGGCCGTGATGGTGGTCGCGATACCGGACTGCGTCGCAATGAAGGTCTGACCCCGTGCTGACACGGTGATCTCTGCAACCCAAATTGCGGAAGTCCCAGTATTCGCCGCAGCATTGGAGATACCAAAAGCGGTTACCTCAGCAGCCGTCCCCGTGATCGCAGGTACATACGAAGTGGACAAACCAGTCCCCGTGACCTGTTGGACAAGAAGGTACTTGCCAACGCGATTGAACGTGATCGTCGCTGTGAGCGGAACGATGAGGAGCCCACCGACAACAGTCGGAGCGGACCCCAAGGGGGCCGCCGCGGAAACAGTTCCCGCGGCTGTGACAACAGCAGAGGTGGCCAAAGCCTGTGCCTCGCTGTTGATGACAGGAGTCATGAGAGTGATACCGTACTCGACGTACAACTCCCCCACATCTGTGGCATCCGCCTGGCCTTGCGTAGCGACAATCAGCTGCCCGATGTCGTACGTCTTCAAGTCCAAATTGGCGGCAAGGTTTCCGGATCGGATAAACCTCCTCTTGCCGAGCGTGCTCGCCATGAGGGCACGCTCTGGGACAACCAACCGGTTGTTCTCCCAAGTCTTGCACTTCGCCTTGAACTCATTCTCGAGCATCTCTTGCTTACCAGCGGGCAGAGGGTCGGTTGGGTCCTGTTGAAAGGCGATCATGACCTTACCAGGTGCAGTTGCTTCTCGATCTGACTCCGTACGGAAGGCCAGTGATTCAACTGCGTACTCCTGATAGGAGATGGCTTGGGTAGACAACCAGGCAAAGAGGGTAGCAACACCGGGCTGCACAGGATAGGAGGTCGCCGCAAATGCGACCGAACCATTGAAATCCTGTACATACTCCTCGAAGAAGATCGTTCGGGAGCCATCCGGGTTGCGTCTTTCCCTGGGCAACTTCGGGTTGCGCCGGATCGACGCCTTGGAAAGAGGCGCGTCACCAGTCACCGGTCCAAAATCACGTCTGCGCATCGCTTTCGTGGTTCCGGGGGGATTCCAGTTGGCTGGTCTCGGATTCTTTCGCTTGGGCTGAGACTTGCCCTTCGGTTTCGATTTCTTGGATATCTGGCGTCCAGACATCACAAACGAGTTATATCGATTCTCGTGGCACAATTACCACGGGTTCCATAGCTGTGCAACTACGGACTGTTCATCTGCAGATACATTAGGTCCACGTTATCCAAGCGCTAGTCGCTAGTTGATAATCGCTGAGGTCCAATGCCAATCTGTGCAGTCTCTCGACCATTGATGTGTGTCATTTCCTATCACACTTCCGGGAATACTCTGTAATACCCTTAGTACGGAATTTCCGCTTCATGACTTGTTTCACTAGAGTTGTGTCGTCACGACGCGTACAGGCAGGATGCCATACCGTTTTAGAGAGTCTATGTCTACAGACCCCGTCCACCTGCGATCCCCGCATCGGTGGGTTGGATTTTGAGGCTATTCACTGCCGTGGGTTAGAACCGAATCACAGGTCCCCCATCCCGTTGCCGCCATGGCTAACGGGACCCGACCCCCACACCGAGCTCTGTGCGGTGCACAGCTCGCATACACGATGATCGTGCGTGTGGAAGCAGGATGGGACCGGTGGGCCCTCCTCCTCCTCTGCCATCGGGTGACAGGATACATGGTGAGGTCTCATGCAAAAAGACAAGTGCATTTCGGCAGTCCCGTCCAGGGCCTGCGCGTAGAGTACCCGCGTGGAGCGGATTCCCCGACAAGGTGTGCGCATTGGATTCGCGCAGAATTCACACTTGTCCCCCGGCTCGAAGCCTGGAGGGTGCATTGTCCGCAAGAGCAGCTCATGTTCCTGTGGAGAGAAGAGCTTGAGTTTTCGCTTTTCCATGTCGATATTTACTATTGCGCCTCGATCCCCGGCGCCCCCCCAATATCGCTTGAAGGTAGCGTGCTGTGTCCGGTAGCAATACCGACGCTCGAGTGTTCGCAAGGTCACCAACTAAATGGTAACACCCTCCAACGAGCGTACGCTGGCCATGAACGCATCCATGTCGTGGTCCATTTCTAGATCCAAACGCATGCTTTGCGCTGCACGTTCCCAGGGGCATGTGATCTCATCGGAGATGGTCACATCTCGGTCCCGGTGTTGAACAACTACACCAAAACCGTGCTCCTGAGCCGTCCTTGCAAGTTCTCCCTGCGAAAAGACGGAACCAACTAACCTTTTGTCAAGATACTCCCTGAGCCAGAGAGATGGGCCTTGACGCTCCTGATGCACCCAGTGCCTGGGTACGGAGCTGACAGAATGAGGTTTGATAATCTGTGTTCGTGACATTGCTTGAAACCGAAAGTCAGGCTTCACTCGAACCAACTGACAGAGGCCACGGGGGGCCTGTAGCCAGTTCCGTGTATGGGCACGGCTCTCCAAATTTCGCTCAGAAGCTGAAACAGGAATGTTTCTCACATTTCCGTGTTTGCTTTCAATCTGAATGAACTTCGAAAGGTGTCGAATGAACCTCTTCATCGCATCCAATGGTGGAGTCCACTTCCCTTCCTCAGGCTCGGCGAGCCAAGGTGCTGAGTACTTGGGTGGTAGATCTCCCGGTTGGACCCCCGGTTGGGGGCCACCACCTGAGATGGACATGCATGGTTCCCTCTCCCACAAGAGACCGGCCAGGATTCGCTGTTCAGCGGTAATCTTGAAACTGAAACCGGCCCTATCGACCCATCGGTATGGGCCATCTCGAACACGAGAAGGTCCGGGCGCGTACACGCCCATTCCCCCTAATGCGAGTGGGACAAAGAGATTGCGACCATTGCATTCGGTAGCAATTGCGGCCTTATGCCGACTTATGTACTGTTTGAGGAGAGACACTTGCTTCCCAGGTAGGGAGCCCTCAAGGACGCGGTCGATGACGCTGGTCATCAGGCGCTTACAAACTTCGTTATCCTTCTCAAGCACCTTGCCTTTCCCAAAGAATAGGCCGGTGTTGAGGTACACGATAGTCTTCGGCGTTGAGCGCCGGTCGTTCAATGCAAAATGGAAGCATTGCGAGTTGATATTGAATATTTTGGGATGCCAGTAGGCCTTCCCAACACTCATCTTCAGTCCGCAGGCTGCACTCCAAACACAAAATGTCTCATAGACTCTTTTGGTGCATATGAAGCCGTTGTCATCCCCATTGATCAGGACGCCTTGCAGGCGTGATCTCCAGGGACGCGGGTCCTCTTGGGC